CGGTAGCAACGACATAAGGAGTCGAACATGGACAAAAAGGATTTGGCGCAGGACAAAAAGATGGTTAAGTCGGCCATCGGCAAGCATGAACGCAACATGCATCCTGGCAAAACGCCGACTAAACTTAAAAAGGGTGGCCCCACGTCGATGGATCGACGCAAGATGGGCCGCAATATGTCTCGTGCGATGAACCAACGCGGAGGCTGATATGGCCAAATTTAGTCAAAAAATGATGGGCAAAGAAGTTGGCCCCGCCAGCGTCTATGCCAAGCCCCATACCATGGACGGCAAAGAGACCAAGATGCAATCAAATCCCGGTATGCCGCCCAATCGTAGTGTTGTGGGTTCCGGTGATATGTCTGTTGGCCAGTACAGCCAATCTGCTGGTGACGAAAAAATCAAAACCAGCGGCATCAAGATTCGTGGCACAGGCGCCGCAACTAAAGGTGTAATGGCTCGCGGTCCGATGGCCTGAGATCAGTATGACATACGACGAGTTGGTCACCGCAATTAGCGACTACTGTGAGAACACGTTTCCCACGGTAGATATGAACACGTTCATTACGCAGGCGGAACAGCGCATCTACAACACCGTTCAGTTTCCGTCTTTGCGGCGTAACGTGACGGGCGTTGTTTCAAGCGGTAACAAGTACCTTGCTTGTCCGCTTGATTTTCTTGCGGTGTACTCGTTGGCTATTATTGACTCTGATGGGGAATATCACTACTTGTTGAACAAGGATGTGAACTTTATCCGCGAGGCTTATCCCAATCCCAACAGCACTAGCATTCCAAAATACTATGCGCTGTTTGGACCGCCCACGCAAGGCTCTAAAGAACTGACGTTTATTCTTGGCCCTACGCCAAATATTCAGTACGACGCTGAACTGCACTATTTCTTTTACCCCGAGTCAATTACAACGGTGGCGGGTGGTCAAACATGGCTCGGCGATAACTTCGATACCGTTTTGCTGTACGGTGCGCTTGTTGAAGCGTACACGTACATGAAGGGCGAGGCGGATATGATGAAGCTGTATGACGGCAAGTATAAAGAAGCGTTGCAGCTTGCTAAGCGTTTGGGTGACGGTATGGAACGTGGCGACGCATACCGCGACGGTCAGTACAAAGAGAAGGTGACGTAATGGCCTTCACTGGAAACTATTCTTGCAACACACTTCGTGCTGGTCTTGCGAACGGCACGATTAATTTTGCAACGGATACGTTCTATATGGCGTTGTACACAAACGATGCGTCGCTCAGTTCCACGACAACCGCGTACGACACAGTTGGCGAAACTACTGGCGGTGACTACACGGCTGGTGGTCAAGTCCTGACCGCAACTGTTGCGTCTGAGACTACGTCTAGCGGAAGCATCACGTACATCACATTCTCCCAGCCGACATGGAATGGTTCCATTACGGCTAGGGGTGCACTCATCTACACACCGGGGGACAACGGAGCCGTCTGTGTGCTAGACTTTGGAAACGATAAAACGTCGTCTTCAACTTTTACCGTGCAGATGCCAGCAGCCACTGCTTCATCTGCTCTCCTCCGAATTGTTTAATGGGGTGATTTCATGACAAATGAAACTTCTAAAGCTGTAGACGCCGTTTCTAGCGGTCTTTTAGCTTCCACTGGGGCTCAAGAAGCCTCGCTTGCGGGCGGTGTTTACACCGTCAAATGTTATGACGCCTCTGGCGCCCTGAAATGGGAAGATGAGATTCATAACAAAGTGACCACCGTTGGTGTGCAGGATATGAACACCAAATATTTCACGGGGTCCGCCTACACCGCTGCGTTCTATCTCGGTTTGATTACCGGCCCTGGCGCATCGAACACGTATAACTTTAGCGACACGATGTCCAGTCACGCTGGTTGGACTGAAGCTACTGGTTATAGCCAAGCTACGCGTCCAGCATGTACGTTTGGCGCTCCCACCAACGCCAACCCGTCTGTGGCTACGAACAGCGCTTCTACCGCTACGTTCAGTATGAACGCTTCAGCTACGATTGGCGGCGCGTTTTTGACTACCAACAACACCAAGTCTGGTACGACTGGCACGCTGTTCTCTGCGGCTAGTTTTCAATCGCCTGGTGATCGTACTGTTGTGAACGGCGACACGCTCGTTCTCACGTACACCTTCAGCTTGACAGCAGTTTGATAGGAGCTTGACATGGCTACTGCATTCAAAAAAGGACAAATCGTTAAAGTCAACACCCCGGTGCCCGAGGGTCCGGTCGAGGCTTTGCGGATGGATGAAGACGGTATGTTTTTCTATCTCATCAAATGGACTGACATTGATGGCGTCGATCATGAGCGTTGGTTCGCTGAGGCTGATCTGTCCGCTAGCTGATAGTTAATGGGGCGTAATCATGGCACTTGTTCTTGCTGATCGCGTAAAAGAAACGACGACAACCACCGGCACCGGCACAATTACGTTGGCTGGCGCAGCTACGGGGTATCGTTCGTTTGCCGCTGTTGGTAACGGGAACTTGACCTATTACGCCATCATTGATTCAACCAACAATGCTTGGGAAGTTGGTCTTGGTACGTATACGTCTGCTGGTACTACACTAACGCGAACCACTGTATTTTCCAACTCTCTTAGCACAACCGCCTTAATTAACTTTGCGGCGGGCAGTAAAGACGTTATTTGTACGCAGCCTGCGTGGAGTACGCTAAACAGTACTAACTTAGGGCTTGGTTATCAAACGCTTAACGCGCTTACTAGCGGAACAAATAACACCGCTATTGGAAGTAGTGCGTTACCTGCTGTTATTTCTACTGGCGGCAACGTTGCGGTTGGCAACAGCGCTGGGCTTCGTGCCGCAAACGCTAACTGTACTTTTGTTGGGTATTTTTCCGGCGCAACAAATACTGGCCCCGGTAACGACACTACAACAGTAGGTGCGTACGCAATTGGTCAAGGGTCGTTTTACACAGGGACTGGCCTTACTGCAGTTGGAGCTTACTGCATGGGCAAGTCATACACCACCAACACAACGGGAATGGGGGTGTATTCACTTTATAACAGCTTGAACGCCCAATACTCTGTTTCGATCGGCCATTCTGCTCTATACAACATGGGTAGTGGATGGTACACAACGGCAATGGGTTATCAAGCTGGATACAACACGGACAGCGGAAACTACAACACGTTTATTGGATACCAAGCCGGATTGGGAACAGCTGGCGCCACTCCTTCTGGCGCAAGCAATACGGTAGTGGGGGCGCTGACATTTACAGCTTACACCTCTGGCGGAAGCAACGTTGTTGTTGGATATAACTCAGGTACCAAAATTACCAGTGTTAGTGGTAATACGTTGGTTGGAACAAACGCTGGTCTCAACGTAAACGGCGCAAACAATACGGCAATTGGTTACCAAGCCATGCAGGGTAACGCCTCAATGTCTGGGTCACAGAACGTTGGCATCGGCTATCAGGCGCTCAACGCCCTTACATCAGCTACGGACAACGTCGCGATTGGAGATACTGCCGGATCGGCAGTTACTTCAGGCGGGCATAATATTTTGCTCGGGTACGCTGCTGGTGGGTCAGTGACAACGGGAGACCATCATATTTATCTTGGCCGCCAGACGTTAGGGATCGCTTCTGGACAAGGCAGCACCAACATCTACATCGGGTATCGCGCTGGGTACACCGCTACGTCGGGTGGCGGTTCATATAACCTTTGTATTGGATACTTCTCTGGCCTGAGCATGGGCGCAGGGCAGTACAACGTCATTGTTGGTGGTTATGGTGGTTCCGGTGGTATTGTTGACATAACCGCTACTAACAATAACGTTGTTATTTCTGACAACAACGGTGGTATCAAGATGTATACCACTACGTCAGGCTTGGGCGGCTTTAACGTTCCGATGGCTGATAAGGGTACCTCTACGGGTACCGGCTCCACTGGCACGGTCAACTTCGATGCGTCCACCCAGCAAGTGTTGTATGCCACAGCTAACGCTACTGCAAACTTCACGCTAAACGTTCGCGGCACATCTACAGTAGCCCTTAACTCTGCTTTGCCTACCACGCAGCCTTTGACGATCCAGTATTGGAACACAAACGGCGGAACGGCGTACTACATGACCGCATTGAATATTGACAGCGTGGCACAGACCGTAAAGTGGATTAACGGAACTGCCCCCACTGCCGGTAACATTAACTCTATTGACGTGTATACGTTCACCATTTACAAAACGGCTGGGTCCACGTTCACAGTGCTCGGTAACTTTGAGAAGTTTGCGTAAAGGGTTAACATGAGCCTTACTATTAACTGGACCATTCAGAATCTTAGAACCCTTGACCACATTAGCGAGGGCTTTATTACGCATGTGGTCTATTCTGTTGTAGGTACGGATGACTTTGCTCAGGGGGAATACCACGGGCAAGTGGAGTTTACGGTTCCTGGAGAATCATTCACCCCGTTTCAAGACTTGACCGAAGCGCAAGTTATTCAATGGGTGATAGAAGCTTTAGGCCAAGAAGAAGTAGAACGAATACTTGGCATTATTAAAAACCAAATAGACATTCAGCTAAACCCTCCGGTTGAGCCAAAAGCCGTCCCTTTTCCTTGGACCACGGGGTAAGCCATGATTTTTGGAGCTGATCCGTTCTCGGACGTTCCGTTTTCTGGCACAGCAGTAAGCGGCACAACCTACAACTCGTCAGTTTCTGAATCGGGTTCAGGCGCGGATACGTACGACGCGAGCCAATTTTTTTCTTACAGCTCATCTGTTTCTGAATCGGGTTCAGGCGCGGATACGTATGCCGCAACCGTAACCCTAGCGATATTGTCTAGTATTTCTGAATCGGGTTCGGGTGCTGATATATACAGCGCGGGCTTTTCATTTACAAGCTCTAATACTGAATCGGGTTCTGGTGCTGATACATATGCTGGTGGGTTTCTTTTTGCTTCCGACACTAGCGAAACGGGTTCAGGCGCAGATACGTATGACGCACTTTTACCAATTACCCCCGCTGTAAGCGAGAGCGCGACAACTAGCGAACAAGTAGCCACAACCGGTACATTTAACCCAGCTATTCAAGAAACTGCTAGTGGCGCGGATAGCGCGGGAGGGTTGAATCCGTTCAACATTGATGTGCCTGAAGGCGCTACCGCTGCCGCTGTAGTCACCATACGAGGACTTTGGGAAGACATTGATGCAACACAAGACCCGAATTGGACGGACATTGCGGCGAGCTAATCTAAGGACTCATCATGTCAACATACTCAAACCTAAAATTTGAACTGATCACTACGGGTGAACAGTCTGGAACGTGGGGAACCACAACAAATGCCAATGTCGGCACCGCCATTGAACAAGCACTTGTTGGTATGGCGACGTTGGATTCCACTGACTTTACGGCCAACGTAGCGACTCTTACATTAACTAACACTACTGCGGCTCAAGACGCTCGTGCGTTGTGTATTGTTGTCAGTGCAGGGTCTACGTCATCGGCTGGAACACTTAACGTTCCGGCAATTGAGAAGCCGTACATCATTATCAACAGCACTAGCTATGCGTTGACAGTGAAAGTGTCGGGTCAGACGGGCATTTCGGTACCGGCTGGTAAGCGAACTGTTGTTTATAACAACGGGACTGATGTAGGCGACCAAATCACTTATCTATCGTCCTTGAGCTTGGGCGCGGCGCTTCCCGTTGCTTCTGGCGGCACGGGCGGAACAACCGCAGGGGCTGGGCGTACTGGCCTGGGCGCGACTTCTGTTGGTAGTAACTTGTTTACGCTGACTGACCCAAGCGCTGTTACGTACATACAAATTAACGCGGACAACAGCGTGTCTGCGCTTGACTCCACGGCGTTTAAGACTGCTCTTGGTATTAGCGGAAGCGGAAGCGTAACGTCTGTAAGCGGTACAGGTACTGTTAACGGTATCACGCTGACTGGTACTGTCACATCTACGGGTAACTTAACGCTGGGTGGAGCGCTGTCTGGTGTGTCTCTAACCACTCAAGTCACCGGCACGCTGCCTATTGCCAACGGCGGTACGGGCGGTGCCACACAGCAAACTGGTTTGAATAACTTGGCTGGGGCTGTAACTAGCGGACAGTATTTGCGTGGCAACGGGACTAACGTTGCTATGTCAGCTATCCAAGCTGGGGACGTACCTACGCTAAACCAAAACACAACCGGAAGTGCTGGAAGTCTATCTACGACCAACTGGACTGTCGTTGAGTCCGGCGGTTACCTGTACTTCAAGTACGGTGGCACAAACAAGATGCGACTAGATTCGTCTGGTAATTTGGTTGTAATTGGAAACGTGACGGCTTACGGTTCAATCTGAGGTTGATATGACTCTGCCAGCAGGAACAATTTCCATGTCGGAGGTAAATACCGAGCTTGGGTATTCATCGACGGCGTTGATTAGCCTGAACGATACGGCTGTTCGTACGCTTGCTGCTGTTCCTTCTGGCCAAATTAGCATGAGTGACTTGCAGGGCAAGGGTGGTACTTTTGCTGCAACGTACAGTTCTAACACCACTTCTGGACTAAATTTGCGGACTTGGGCTCTTGCTAATGGATGGAACGGAACAGCAGCCGCTACTATCACGATTGGAAGCGGCGTTTATCTCCAATCTAGCAGCAACGCGACCCCCGCCCTCACAATTAACGGTTCGTGGCCGGGCGGCGTCACGGTCATCGTTAACGGATATGTTATTGGCGCAGGCGGGCCTGGTGGTATAGGCAATAGCCTAACAGGCGCTAATGGTAGTGCTGGTGGAGACGCTATCTCTTTGGGAATTAATTGTAGCGTCCAGATTGGATCTAATGGCGGCATATTTGGCGGCGGTGGCGGTGGAGGCTCGTCTTATGGCGGCGGTGGCGGCGGAGCCGGTGGAGGTACAGGCGGGACAGGCTGGTCGTCATATATGTCTACCGGTGGCTCCGGCGGTTTTGCAGGCGCTAGCGGTAACAACGGAGTAAACGGGGGCAATGGCTCCACGTATGTTGGTACCGGCGGCGGTGGCGGCTCTGGGCCTTTCTCTAGCTTCCCAGTCTATGGTGGTAACGGTGGCACTTACAGTTACGGTTATGGTGGCGCATCTGGCGGCGGTGGCGGCGGTTCGTCCTCATATAACTCAATCGGTGGCCAAGGTGGTAACACAAACGCAAGTGGCGGTGGCACTGCTGGCAGTAATGGGGCTAATGGCGGCGGTGGCGGTGGCGGTGGCTTTGGTAAGGCTGGTGGAGATGGTATTGACACGGGCGGTATACATTTCACTGGCGGCGCAGCAGGCAAAGGAATTGCCTTGAACGGCTACACAGCTACGCTCAGCGGAACCACAGCAAACATTTGGGGGGCAGTCTCATGAACTGGGCAGACATACTCAAAGCGGTAATCCCTGTCATTGTGGCGTCCCTTGCTTGGCTCTTGGGGTAAGTAATGTTTGTTTTTGAAGATGTTTCCAAAACCATCGGGGTGGTCACCGCATCCTTTGCGATGATTGGTGGTGGTTGGACGCTTGCCGACAAAATCGGCATCTTCAAGAAAGACATTTTGGAATGGTCACCCGAGCATTTCAGCATCAGTGATGGTTCTGCAAGCGATGAGTTCAAGGTTGTTGTGGCTCGTAAAAAGAACCGTGACGACTGTGAAGTTACTAACTTCAAGCTAGAGGTTAGAGATTCTGACTTTGTTGTGCATCTTGCCAAACCAAGCATTGCCACGTTTTCTGGGCCTGCTACACATGAAGTGGACAAGTTTGGGTACAAGTTTAGATTAGATACCGAGCAAAAGGTTGCAACAGGGCAAGCGACATTGTTGGCTCACATCAAATACAAATGCCCGGAAGGTGAAGTCATTGTGAACTATCCTAGCCACAAAAATCTTAACTTTAATGTCAGGGGCTAAAAATGCTTACACTGTTTTCAACGCTTGTTTCTTTCCTCATGGGCGGTTTGCCCAAACTGCTTGAATTTTTCCAGGATCGCAACGACAAGAAACACGAAATTGAACTTGCTCAAATGCAGATTCAGCGTGAGCTGGAGATGCGCAAGCTGGGGTTTGAGGCCCAAGAGCGGGTGGAACACATCCACACCGAACAGCTTGAAATTGAGACTAAGTCCAACGAGAAGGTGTCCTTGATTGCGGCACAAACCGCAGAAATGCAGGCTATCTACGCCCACGACACGGCTTTGAACGAAGGCACGAGCCAGTGGATGAAGAACCTGCGGGCCAGCGTGCGCCCGGTCATTACCTACGGTTTCTTCCTCCTGCTGGTCGGGATTGACTGCGCCTTGATCTGGCACGGGTTTGCAACAAATGTTGGCTTCCAAGATATGGCTGACCAGCTCTGGGACGACGAGACCCAGGCATTATTTGCCAGTATCATTGCGTTCCATTTTGGCGGTCGGGCTTTTGGGAAATGAACGTCAGCCCCCAGGCTGTGGCTATGATCAAGCACCACGAAGGTGTAAGACAAAAGCCGTACAGATGCCCAGCTAAACTCTGGACTATCGGGGTTGGGCATGTGCTTTACCCCGAACAAGCCAAACTTCCCATAGATCAACGAGACGCCGTCAATGTCAAAATTGAGGACTTCCGGGTCTTCAGCATGGAGGAAATTGATGGGATTCTCAGAAGCGACCTTGCTAGGTTTGAGCGTGGAGTGGAACAGTACATTACTGCTCCTCTTACACAAGGGATGTTTGACGCTCTTGTGTCTTTTAGTTTTAACGTCGGTCTGGGAACACTCCAGCGTTCGACGCTTCGCCAAAAGCTTAATCGGGGTGATAAAGAGGGGGCTGGACAGGAACTATTGAAGTACTGCATGGCTGGTGGCAAAATACTAAAAGGGTTACAGAATCGTCGGCTTGACGAGCATGCCCTATTCATGTCCTAGGGGTTGCAATGCCACTGAAAAAACTGACCCTGAAAGCAGGCGTAAACCGGGAAAATACCCGATACACCAACGAAAACGGCTGGTATGAGTCCGACAAAGTGCGGTTTCGCCAGGGTACGCCTGAAAAAATTGGCGGGTGGGCGCGTATCTCTTCCGATACTTATCTTGGCGTCTGCCGGTCGCTCTGGAACTGGGTCACGTTGGGCGGCGCAAACTTGCTTGGTGTTGGAACAAACATTAAGTTCTACATTGAACAAGGCGGCGACTACTACGATGTCACGCCTCTGCGGGATACTGTTGTACTTAATAACCCGTTCACAGCCTCGACGGGTTCCCCCACCATTACGGTCACTGACGTAAATCACGGGTGCAATGCCGGAGATTACGTTACATTTAGTGGCGCAACGGGCCTTGGTGGCAACATCACCGCTACGGTTTTGAACGCGGAATTCTTGGTGTCAACAGTTGTTGATGCAGACAATTACACTATCACCGCTGCTGTTAATGCTGACCCGTCAGACACCGGACATGGTGGCGCAACAGTTACGGCGGAGTACCAAATTCACGTCGGTCTAGCATACGCTGCGCCTATTGGTGGTTGGGGTGCTGGCCCTTGGGGCAGCGGGCCTTGGGGTGTCGGTTCTACGAGCAACGTAAACCTTCGCCTATGGACTCAGAGTAACTTTGGTCAAAACCTTGTGCTTGGTTATCGCGGTGGTCCTATGTACTACTGGGACGCAGATACCGGAGTGAGTGTCCGCGCGGTTGAAATCAGCACGTTAGCTGGTGCTACAGGCGTGCCTGTGATTCAGAACACCACCTTAGTTTCTGACGCATACCGGTTTGTGTTTGCGTTTGGCTGCAATGACTATGATTCAACTACGCAGAACCCAATGTTGCTGCGCTGGTCAGACCAAGAATCCGTAACCGATTGGACACCGTCTGCTACCAACCAAGCGGGTAGCTTGCTCTTGTCGCGTGGCTCTGAAATTGTTACCGCTATCCAGACTCGTCAGGAAATTGTGGTGTTTACAGACGCCGCTCTGTACTCGTTCCAGTATCTTGGCCCCCCGACTGTTTGGGGTTCCCAGCTCTTGGGCGATAACATCTCCATCGCTGGACAGAATTCTGTGGCGTTGGCTTCGGGTGTTGTGTACTGGATGGGTACAGACAAGTTTTACAAGTACGATGGTCGCGTGCAGACGCTCCCCTGCGACCTGCGCCAATACATCTATGGCGACATCAACCTTGAACAAGCGGATCAGTTTTTTGCCAGCACCAACGAGGGCTTCAACGAAGTTTGGTTCTTCTACTGTAGCGCAGCATCGACAACGATCGACCGTTACGTCGTCTACAACTACATCGAGAACGAAGGTAAAGGCTGCTGGTATTACGGCAATATGGCGCGTAGTGCATGGCTTGACTCCGCTTTGCGTGATCACCCAATCGCAGCTACGCTAATCAATAACATTGTCTATCACGAAGATGGCGTGGACGATAACTCCACCGATACGCCAACGGCCATTGAAGCAATGATCAGCTCCGCTGAATTTGATATTGATGATGGCGATAAATTTGGGTTTGTGTGGCGCATCTTGCCAGACGTTACGTTCCGTGGGTCTACTACGACTAATCCGCAGGCCACGTTGACGCTGATCCCAATGCAAAACTCGGGCTCTGGATACAACGACCCGACCTCGGTAGCGGGCAGTGATAACGCCACTATTACTAGGACGGCGGTAGTCCCGATTGAACAGTTTACGGGTCAGGTGTATATTCGCGTGCGCGGGCGCCAGATGATTATTCAGATGGAGTCGAATCAACTTGGGTGCACCTGGCAGATGGGTTCGCCCCGTCTTGACATCAAGCAAGATGGCCGCAGGGGCAATACATGACGCTCATTGTCACCACAGATTATGAGCTTCAACGGATTGCGCCGCCTAACCTGCCTCTTGCGCCGGGGGACTACAGCTCGCAGTACCAGGAACAGTTTAATAACGTCCTGCGTCTGTACTTCAACCGTTTACAAAACATCTTGGGGCAGCTCATGGCTACTACCTCCACCCTGCCAATTACTTTTCCAGCTACGTCTTTGGATGCGTTCGGTCGCCAACGGGTTAGCCAGCCATACACCTTGTTTGATAGCCAAAGCCGTTACGCCGCAGATAATCAATTTAGTTCTTCAACAAGCGGTACCGGCTCAACTACGTTCAACACAAATCAGTCTAGTGTTAGCCTAGACGTGACTGCTGGCGGCGTAGGATCGGTAGTACGTCAGTCATACCGCAGCTTTCAATATCAGCCCGGAAAAGGTTTGCTGGTATTAGCTACGTTTCAGATGGATACCGGGACTTCTGGTAATTTAAACCAAAAAGTTGGGTACTTCAACACCCAGAATGGCGTATTCTTTCAGCGTACGGCTGGGGTTAATTCTTTTGTTCTTCGTTCGTACACTACTGGTTCGGTAGATGATTCTCGGACAGTAACTCAAGATAGTTGGAACGGTGACAAACTAGATGGCACGGGCGCGTCTGGCTTGACTCTTGACCTTAGCCACCCACAAATTTTGTGGATGGATTTTGAATGGTT